GAGATCGTAGGTGACATGCTGTTGTGTTACGACTACATCACATTCAACCCCGGCTCAACTAAGCAACGTGTCGAGAGACTATGGGATGCTGGTTGGAACCCTATCGACAAGACGGTAGGTCACCGCATGGCTATCCGTGACGGTAAGTTAGACAAGTTAGACTACTACGAGAAGTATGGCTGGACAGTATCAGAGGAGAACCTAAAGACACTGCCTCAGAGTGCGCCTGAGGGTGCTCATGCTCTCGCTGAGTGGCTCACCCTAGAAGGACGTAGAAGCACCCTCTCAGAGTGGCTACAGGCCTTCTCACATAGCAGTGACACCCGTATCCACGGTCAGTTCATGCACATAGGATCTTGGACAGGACGTATGGCACACCGAAACCCTAACATGGGCAACATCCCTAGTGTGTTTCATGGTCAACCTAAGACAGCAGTAGAGAAGGTTAAGTCAGACTATGATGGTAGGTTCAGAGACCTATGGACTACACCAGAGGGCTGCTACCTTGTAGGTACGGATGCCTCAGGTATTCAGCTACGTATCCTTGCTGACATCATGGAGAGTAAGCAGTACATCAAGGCTATCATCGAAGGTAGGAGTGAGGATCAGACAGACATTCATAACCTTAACCGTAAGGCTCTAGGCCTATCTGGTATCACAAGGGACATGGCTAAGACTTTCATCTATGCTTTTTTACTAGGAGCAGGTACAGCTAAGATTGCACAGATCCTAAAGACTAACATGGGACAGGCAGGTAAGGCTGTAGCTAACTTCACTGAGAGTATCGAAGGCCTAGCTAAACTAAAGAAGAGAGTTATCCCTGAGATAGCAGGTCAGGGTTACTTCAAAGGTTACGATGGTCGCAGGGTTGTAGTACCCAGCGAACACAAGACACTAGCGGGTATGTTGCAGAACGGGGAGACCCTCGTTATGAAGTACGCAACAAGACGCTGGATCGGAGAGGCAAGTAACCAAGGGTTGCAGTTTAAAGTATGCACTTGGGTACATGACGAATGGCAAACAGAAATCAAAGGGAGTTTAGAAGATGCAGAAAGGTTAGCTAAAATACAGAGAGATGCTATTGAGTGGGCAGGCTTACATCTAGGAATCATGTGCCCCCTCGCTGGTGAATCTTCCATAGGAAAATCTTGGAAAGATACACATTAACTGTTGACACCGACTACTGTACGTATTAATATATAAGTATGGCCCCTAACAATCAAAGGAAAACCAATGCCTAAAACAACATATAAAGAAGTAACAACAACTGGTCCTATCGAATGGGCTCGCCTCTCAGAGGGTAACCGAGACCTCGAAGGGTACGGTGGTGCATACCAGAAGACAGAGGGTGCTTACACTGTTAACCAAGTCCTCGACAAAGAGATGATGTCTATCCTTAAAGACGCAGGTTCACAGAAGCAACCTAACCAGAAGCGTATCATGGAAGGCGAGATGGTAGTCAAGTTCGTCCGTCCTCACAAGGTTCTCAAGAAAGACGGTAGTGTACTTGAGCAAGCAGGTGGTGAGCCTAAGGTCACAGACAAGGACGGTAACCCTTGGACAGAAGACATGGGTACAATCGGTAACGGGACTTTAGCTGAGTGTACTAACCTCATTACTTCTTTCACAGGTGGTGACGGTAAGCAGTACTGTCGGACTAGCCTAGTCAGTGTTAAGGTACTCGATCTTGTAGAGTACGTTAAAGAGAACGAAGCGGTGGGCTTCTAATATGAAAACCATTGACACGCTTGTTGCTGACATGCAAGAGGTTATCAAGGGTGAAGGTGGTTGGTCTGGGGTAGTTGGTTCTACCCTAGGCTCCAACATATCACTAGCTGCTAACCAACGCTTCAGTAAACCCCAAGAGCCTAGGGCTTATCTCTCACTGTCCTCTATCGGGACACCATGCAAACGTAAACTGTGGTACAAGGTCAACAAGTCTGACTGCTCTATACCACTCAATGCTAGTACCTTGTTCAAGTTCTTCTACGGTGACATGATCGAAGAGTTAGCCTTAGCATTAGCTCTCGCTGCAGGTCATGATGTAAGGGGACAACAGGATCGTCTTGATGTCCACGGTATCAAAGGCCATCGTGACTGTGTGATTAACGGCATGACTGTTGACGTTAAGTCTTGTAGTTCCTTCGCCTTCAAGAAGTTCAAGGAAGGTACACTACGAGAGGATGACGCTTTCGGCTACATCAGCCAGCTAAGTTCCTATGTGTATGCAGGTAAAGATGATCCACTTGTGACAAATAAGACACAGGGTGCTTTCCTTGCTATCGACAAACAGAACGGACATATCTGCCTTGATGTGCATGACTTCACAGAGGACTTAAAGACCAAAGAGCATGAAATGCTAGAGGCTAAGGACTTAGTAGCAGGGGGCATCCCGTCTGAACGCTACGAACCAGTACCTCAGTCCAAGTCAAGTCCGAACACTAAGCTGCCTATGATGTGCAGCTACTGTGAGTTCAAGAAAGAGTGCTGGCCTGAGGCTCGTAAGTTCATCTACAGTTTCGGACCTCAGTACTTGGTTGATGTAGTGTACGAGCCTAAGGTTCCAGAGGTCCCTTTGGATGCGGAGTAAGTTACGCAAGAGAGCACTGCTTGCTGGCTATAGGTCAGGCCTAGAAGAGGATACAGCAACCTTCCTTAAAGAGAAGGGTATCCCTTTCGAGTATGAGAAACTAAAGATCAAGTGGGTAGATCCTAAGATAAAGACCTACACACCCGACTTTGTTCTTAGTAATGGTATTGTAGTTGAGACAAAGGGACGGTTCATTTCTTCGGACAGAGCTAAACACCTTGCAGTTAAGTCTCAACACCCTGAGTACGATATAAGGTTTGTCTTTACGAACAGTAAAGCAAAGCTGTACAAGGGTAGTAAGACAACCTATGGCATGTGGTGTAAGAAGCATGGCTTCCAGTACGCAGATAAAGTTATACCTGAGACATGGCTACGAGAAAGGAAAAGGAAATGAAGATCACCTTGCATAAGGTTCTTGAAGGTCCATTCGAACATCCAGAGTACATCATGGACAGTAATAAAGAACACCCATACTGTGTAGTTTATTTATCTGAGGTTGATGGTGAACTAGAACATACTGAGATGCTATATGATAATTTCGATGATGCCTATGCTGAATCAAACAAGGTATCTTCAAACATTGAAGGGGTCACCATAGGCGGCGACTATGTGTATGACGCATGACCTCTTCTAATAAACATTAAGGTGAGCCGATGTTCGACTACAAAGGACAACTAGAGTTACTGATAACTAGCTACGGACTGCTTGGCGTTCTAGCTAGGGCAGATCTAGAAGAGGTAGAAGTCTTAGACATCCTAGTTAACAGGGGTGACATTGACCTAGAGGATTTCTTCTTTCAAGATATGCCAATAGAAATGATGGACAATGATAACTAACTAAGGAACTATACAATGATTACACAAGAGGACATTGACGCATTCAAGATTGTAGACGTTACCCCTATGGAATACTCTTATTGGGTTGAGGGTAAGATCACAACACGAGGTGAGAAACGCCTAATGGAAAACACATTAGGTTTAGCTGGTGAGGCTGGTGAGGTAGCAGAGAAGATCAAGAAATATCTACGAGATGATGCTCAGGTAAGTCAGAAAGAAATCATTAAAGAGTTAGGTGATGTTGTGTTCTATGCTACAGCATTAGCTAATTACTTCTACAGTAATCTGCCAGAAGTGTTACAACATAACATGGATAAGTTAAACAGCCGTGCTGAACGTGGTGTGATTAAGGGATCAGGGGATAACCGATGAAGAAGAGATGGGTAAATAATATTGTAGTTAGGTTCCTGAGGTATTGTGTCATGTGGTCAGAGCATCGACAGGCAGTTAAGATACTCAATCAAATGTCAGATAGGGAACTAAAGGACATTGGAATAAACAGAGAAGACATTGACCGTATGATCTGGTTAGAAGAAGATAAAACAATGCGAGGACGAGGTGAATGAACAACCTACTACCAACAGACTACCAGACATTCATCGCTACCTCCCGGTATGCACGATGGTTAGACAAGGAAGGACGAAGAGAGAATTGGGGTGAGACAGTCTCCCGTTACATCGACAACATAGTAAAGCCTGTAGCAGGTGACAACAGTTACATAGACCAGCTTGAGAATGCTATCCTTGGCCTAGAGGTGATGCCATCTATGCGGTCACTCATGACAGCTGGACCTGCCGCTGCCCGTGACAACACCTGTATGTACAACTGTAGTTACCTACCCGTAGATGACCTTAAGTCCTTCGACGAGGCTATGTTTATTCTCTTGTGCGGAACTGGCGTGGGCTTCAGTGTCGAGAGACAATTCATCAGCAAGCTCCCAGAAGTGCCTAAGCTCTTCGAGAGTGAGTCTATCGTTGTCGTTAAGGACAGTAAGGAAGGTTGGGCTAAGGCTCTCCGTCAAGTTATTGCACTCCTATATAGTGGTGAGATCCCTAAGTGGGATGTATCTAAGGTCCGTCCAGCTGGTGCTAGGCTTAAGACCTTCGGTGGTAGGGCTTCTGGCCCAGCGCCTCTGATTGATCTGTTTAACTTCGCTGTCAACACCTTTCGTGCGGCAGAGGGACGTAAGTTATCATCTGTTGAATGCCATGACCTGATGTGTAAGATCGGTGAGGTAGTTGTAGTAGGTGGTGTACGCCGTAGTGCCATGATCTCTCTGTCTAACCTGAGTGATGATCGTATGCGTCATGCTAAGTCTGGTTCATGGTGGGAGAACAACCCACAACGTGCCTTAGCTAACAACAGCGTGTCGTACACTGAGAAGCCAGATGCTATGTCTTTCATGCGGGAATGGACAGCACTGGTTGAGTCAGGGTCAGGTGAACGTGGTATCTTTAACCGCCAAGCCTCTAAGGTACAGGCCGCAAAGAATGGACGAAGAGATCCTAACTATGAGTTCGGGACTAACCCGTGCAGTGAGATCATCCTACGCCCTAACCAATTCTGCAACCTAACAGAGGTTGTTGTACGAGCTACAGATAACTTCGACACCTTGGCTCGTAAGGTAAAACTGGCTACCATCTTAGGTACGATCCAGTCTACCTACACTAAGATGCCCTACCTACGTAAGATATGGGCTGACAATACCGAAGCTGAACGTCTGCTAGGTGTGAGCCTGACAGGCATTATGGANAACCCCCTAATGACTAGCAAGAACGCTGGTCTAGATAAAACATTGGAGAAGTTACGTGAAATTGCCATCGAAACTAACGCTGAGTGGGCTGGCCTGCTTGATATTCCTGTCGCTGCTGCTATTAGCTGTGTTAAGCCATCGGGAACAGTCAGCCAACTCGTTGACTCAGCCTCTGGGATACACGCCAGACACAATAACTACTACATCCGAACCGTCAGAGGAGACAACAAAGATCCCTTAACACAGTTCATGATTGACCAAGGTATCCCTAGTGAACCATGTGTCATGAAGCCAGATCAGACTACCGTGTTCAGCTTCCCTATGAGGTCACCTGACAATGCTGTTACTCGTAATGATACAACAGCTATTGAACAGTTAGAGACATGGTTGACGTATCAACGTCACTGGTGCGAACATAAGCCAAGTGTGACTATCTCAGTTAAGGATTCTGAGTGGGTAGATGTAGGTGCCTTTGTGTACAAACACTTCGATGAAATGAGTGGTGTGTCTTTCTTACCACACTCAGATCACACTTACCAACAGGCTCCGTATCAGGACTGTAGTAAGACAGAGTACACAGAGCTACTGTCCTTGATGCCTAGTGAGATTAATTGGGCCTTGCTTGCTGACTATGAGCAAGAGGACAACACATCAGGTAGTCAGACTATGGCCTGCACAGGTGACTCCTGTGAGATTGTAGATCTGACATGAGCTACATCGTCTTAGGTAGAACACAGTGTAATTTCTGTGATGATGCTAAGGCTATGCTAAGGAGTAGGGGACTGGCTTATGTCTCCTACACCCTAGACTCCCCTAGTAGTCGGTGGCTCTTAACATTAATCAGACAAGCAGGTATGACAACTGTACCTCAGATCTTCAACCCACAAGGTGAGCACGTTGGTGGCTACACCGAACTAAAGGAACTACTCAATGGTAGCAGTACGGAAGAGTTTTAGTCGAGCAGATTACGAAGCCTACGATAGTCCAGCCCGTGTTGCCTTGGTCTCTTACTTAGAGGCTAAGGGTCACACCATCGTTAACAACGAAGAGAACTTCAATGTGGATGTTGTGTCGCAGAAGGATGGGTACACCTACTTCAATGAGGCAGAGGTTAAGACAGCATGGAAAGAGGACTGGCCTGTTGAGTGGAAAGAGATCCGTATCCCTGAGCGTAAGCAACGCCTCTTAGATAAGCATTCCTCAGAGAATGGTGTCCTNAACTTCTATGTCTTCAGACCTGACTTCAAACAGGCATGGCGTATCAAGGATACTTTACTCACTCAGGAAAGCCTTAGGGTTGCTAGGGGTAGGTACATCACACACGGTGAGAAGTTCTTTCACATCCCTTTTGTTGAGGCAGAGTTAGTTAACCTATGAATAACGTAGAGCCTATGGCTAAACCAACCCGTACTAGACGTAAGACTAACTACAAAGGTGCTGACTTAAAGAAGACATCTGGTCTTACACCTCGTACTGACAAACAAAAGGAGTTCATAGATGCCCTTTCATCTTCGAATCAAGTATTTGTTCTTGGTCCAGCTGGAACAGGCAAGACTTACGTTACGGCAACGGTGGCGGCGGATTTGTATACGACTAAGCAAATTGATAAGATCGTTATAACGAGGCCTCATGTAGCAGTAGGTAAAGAGCTAGGCTTCTTGAAGGGAGATCTGAATGAGAAGA